TGTTCTCACCGTACTGTAATGTCACGCCCGAATCTTCGCCACGTTCCGCAAGTAATGAGACTTTGTACTTGTCGTATTTGTACTCGCCTCCGTATATTTGGAGAATGGAGCCGGTCGAACCTACCAGCTTCGATTTGAGGGCGGATGGCGTTGTCACAACGTAGTTCGTTTTTGTGACGATATTGCTCTCAAACGTAAAAGGACAGGTAACCAGCGCGTTGGTTTTCAGCGCATTCATGGCTTCCTCTGCGGTCTTGTTTGCAACAGAGAAGATTTTCACGGGGACATGCATGAGCCGATTGACTATGTGCTCCCCATATACCGTCACCTTGCCGTTCAAGGGCTTTGTTATCCGGTAGATACGGAAGGGCTGTGGATCGTCTGACTCGTTTGGTTTGGCAAGAATGATTTTGTCGGTTTCCAGTTCGGGGAAATGGCTATCGTCCTTGGATATGACCATTTTTAACTCAAATGCACCGTTGCGTTCCTCGGTGACGATGCAGGAAATGATATCTCGAAGTTCAAAACCCTCGGCTTCAACCCCGAATGTGGTTGTTGTAGCGCCATATAAGATTGGTATCATATCGTCCACCACCTTGGATATACTTTCGGGGATTTTAAGTTTGCCGGAGTTGGATATACGATGTGAGTTCCATCGTATGTAAACGTAAAATATAGATAATTTAAGCCAGGCTTTAATTTAGCGTATTTGTAAATTTCTGTTCTGTATTGATCTTTATAAGGATCTGTATTATATCCATTTCCATGAGTTATTGTTCTCGACTCAGAATCTACTTCAATAAAAGATGTTGCGTCTTCATATGTCATTACCTTGTAGACTTCAAAAAGCTTATTTTCACTATGAAATTTACCGTTAAGGTTTTGTTCTCCACTTAAATCTTCATCTTCCTGATGTGCCCATACCGTCCATGTATATTGCGGTTGCTTGCCCGGAATGTAGATTCTTGGCAACACATCATCTTCTGATACATTATCAATAACAATCTCTATCACTGGCGCTAATGTAGAATAATAATTAACAGTTCCGATATACGTCCCCGTAATCGCCGTGTCCCGTCCGCTCTTCAGCCACCTCTGCGGTTTCCTGTCAAACGTCACGGTCAACAGCACCGCATTACCCACAAACTGCACCACTCTCGGGCGATTTTTGAGCCTTGCCATGTAGTACACTGTTGTGTCGTAATCGTCCTCAAGTTCCTGGTATCCGATGGCCTTTGTAAGTGCGTTTATGAGGTTTTGGGCGTTTGCCACGCCCGTCACCTGTATCGTGTACACCCTGTCGAGGTTCTTATATCTGCCATTGTCAAATATCAAATCGCCGTTTCTGCCGGGAACACTTACAACCTCCACATCCCTCTCGGGACGGTCGAAAATGTTGCAGTAGATGGCAAAGGCGTTGTATGTTGACAAGTTCACACTGCCAAATGTTACGTTTGATTTCGGATTGTACTCACTCATGCCAACATCGCCACCTTTCGCTCATAATCGTCCGCCATGATTCTGCTGATTCTTTCTGCAAGTTCCTCGGGGTCTTCGCCCGGTTGCTGGTAGATGTTGAATGTGAAGTTCTTCGTTCCGCCGCCGTTTGTGGCTGCCTTGATGTCTTCCATGAGTCGGTCGTGAGAGTAAACCATCTCTCCGCCTTGGTAGGAGCCACGGTCACCGAAACCGTAACCGCCGAGGATACCGCGATTGTCAAAAAGGAGCGGATTATCGTAAGCCTTGGCTTCCCACGCCACACTGAAGTGCGGTATGGATACCCATCCGTATTCCGTCCAATCAACATTGATTTTCGGCATTTTGATGTGGATATCGGAGAAGTCAAACAAATCCAAGAACCAGTCCTTAAGCGCACCGAGTCCTTCTTTGATTTTGTCGAGAATCGATGTGCCGAGTGCCGTCCAACTAAGACCCTTAATCGCTCCGATTACACCGCTTTCGTCATCTTCACCCGCAAATATGGCTTTGAAAACATTTTTGGCTGTATCAAAGCCACCTTTGATGGCATCAAGCATATTTGAGCCAAGTGCTTTCCACTTAAATCCCTTTATCATACCGAGAATGCCACCTTCTTCATCCTCACCTACAAAAATATTTTTAAAAACAGTTTTTGCAGTATCGAAACCGTTTTTAATAGAATCGAGCATGCTTGAACCAAGTTCTTTCCACTTGATCCCTTTGATTGCACCCAGTACGCCGCCTTCGCCGTCCTCACCTCTGAAAATGGTTTTAAAGACATTTACCGCAGTGTTGAAACCCTTCTCGATGAATTCGAGCATCTTCGAGCCAAGGCCCTTCCAATTGATGTTCTTAATGGCACCGAGAACACCGCCTTCGCCGTCTTCACCTCTGAATATGGTTTTGAATACGGTTTTTGCAGTATTAAATCCCTTTTCAATGAATCCGAGCATCTTAGACCCGAGATCGCGCCAGTTGATTTTTTTGATTGCTCCGAAAACGCCGCTTTCTCCGTCCTCACCTACGAATATTTTCTTAAACACACTTACCGCTGTGCTGAATCCATCCTTGATGAGTCCGAGCATTTTGGAGCCGAGGTCTTTCCAGTTGATACTTTTTATTGCTCCGAAAACGCCGTCTGTATCATCTTCACTTTCACCGAAAAAGATAGTTTTCAGAACAGTGACCGCCGCTCCGAGCCCCTCTTTGATGAGGTCGAGTATTTTCGTACCCAGACCGAGCCAGTCTATGCTTTTAATCGCACCGAAAACGCCGTCCGTATCATCTTCGCTGTCTCCGAAGAATATATTTTTGAGGACACTTACAGCAGCACTCAATCCGTCTTTGATCAGATTAAGAATGGAAGTACCCAAACCAAGCCAATCAATGCTTTTTATGGCACCGAGAACACCGCTTTCTCCGTCTTCGCCTACGAATATATTCCTGAGGACATCTACTGCATTACTGAAGCCCGTTCTGATAAATTCAAGAATCGAACTACCCAGTGCAACCCAGTCAACACTTGTGATTGCTTCCTTCGCATTCTCAAAGATAGTCATGAACACTTCACCGATTGCGGAAAACGCACTCGTTATAAAGTCAAGGATTGACGTTCCGAGCCCGACCCAATCGATACCTGCTATGCCTTCTTTTGTACCTTCGAATGATCCGACAAACCATTCAACAATGTTATTGAAAACACCTGTTATCGCATCCCAGATAGTCTGGCCCACTTCCGACCAGTCAATCGACTTGATGAGGTCTGCGGCGTTGGTGTAGATGTTGGTCACGAATTCCACGACCTTACCCAGCGCATTGTAGAGCCCTGTGTAAATCGTGTTGGCGACCTCTCCCCAGTCTATTCCGCCTATCAGATTTGCGATATTGGAAAATGCTCCGCTGATCGTGTCGAGTATAGTCTGCCCCACGCCCGCCCAATCGACCGACGTGACCGCTTCCTTGGCCCGTTCAAACACTCCTTTGAACCATCCGGCTAAATCACGGAAAAGCCCCGTAATGCCGTTCCAGATGGCTGTTCCGACCGCTAACCAGTCCACGGACATTATCCAATCTCTGGCGGCATTAAAGACATCCATGAAGAACGTCCCGATGCCCTCAAACGCATTTTTGAAGATGTTCTTAACCTCTTCCCATGCGCCTGCCCATTCGCCTTTGAATACCCTGTCGACAAACGCCGTGATGCTTCCGAGCGTCGGAAGGATGTACTTCTTCACATTGTTGACCACGGCACTTACAAATCTGCTGAGAATCTGCATGGCTCCGCTGACAGCCTTTCTGATCGTGGGCATCGCCTCCAAAACGATTTCAAATGCCCTCTGCACCAGCGGCATAACCTGTGCGCCTATCTCTGTGGATATCGCGCTGAACGCCCTCTTGGTCTGGTCAATGGTATCTGTCAGCTTAACGCCCGCGTCAACCACATCGTCACCCAGTACAAGACCGAGGTCGTGGGCCATCTGCTTCATTTCTTCCATGGAGCCGGCCTCGCCGTTGAGCAGAGGCATCAGCTCTGTTCCGGATCTTCCGAGCAGTTTGTTGGCAATCGCCGCCTTTTGTGTCTGATCGTCCATTCCCTGCAATGCATCGATTGTCTCAAACAGCATCTGCTCCTGTGATTTGAGGTTCCCATTGGAATCAACCACAGACAAGCCCAGGGCGGCAAACGCATCTGCAGCATCGCCCGTTCCGCTTTGTGCTGAGTCCATCTGAGCGGTCAGTGTCTTCATACCCATTCTCAGGCCATCGACCGAAGTACCGCTCTGCGAACATATAAAATCAAGTTCCTGGTAAGCCTCTCGGGAAATCCCGATCTTTTGGCTCATTTTATCTATTCGGTCGGAAGCTGCCGCCGATGACGTTGACATACCATAAATGGCTGCACCGGCCGCGACAACGGTTCCGCCGAATGCTGCGCCGGCCTTCGCTATGTTTCCAAAGGTTCCGCCCAGCTTCTCCCCAAATGATTCGCCGTCTTTCTCGGCATCACTGAGGCCTTTCTCATATTCGGTTTTGTCCAGCGTTAATTTCGCTGCCAGGTTGAATAGATCCATCGTCCATAGCTCCTAACTTTTCGCTGATATTGTTGATTATTTCGTCTCCCGTCCGAGGATCTTCTTTCGCATCAAACAGATCGGCGTATCTTGTGGCGGAAGGCACCAGCGCGACCTTTAATGCGTCGGTAACATAATAGCGGTACCCCCGAACCCTTAAATAATCATCTAGTCGGGCCTGAAGGTACCGCATAAAATTTCTTACTGTTCGCTTTCCTCTGTATTCTCCATAGCAGAGCCAGAAGTATCGCCTTCCGTCAGCTGACCCTGCAAGGTAAAAAGGCTCATGACATCCTTATCGTTCATGATGTCTGTCAGATCCTTGAGCAATTGGACGGGCGTAAACTTGATTGTTTTAGGGTCTTCCTTGTGCATGGCTGCCACGATCTCGATCACAGGCCCCTTATGATTCTTGAGGATATAGCTTGCGATCTTCAGCGTGGGCTGTTTGCCTCGCACCATGACTTCAACATTTTTATCGGCCATGATTTCTGTCGCCGGATCGAGTATGTCCGCCAATAAATCAAGGGCCTCTTCGTTCTCGAAATCAGATAGTCTCATACATTCTCCTTATCAAGCTGCGTCAGTAGAATAGAATTCCATCGGCACAACATCCTGTGCGTTGATGGATACGTGTCCGGTGATGGTCAGAGAGATCTGGCCTTTACCGTTCTTGGTTGTCTGGAGGCTAAAACCGCCTGTCGACAGCGCGTTGATGAGCTTAACGGCTACCATGCCGCCGTCAGCTTTGTCGCCTACCCACCAGAGGTCAGCAAAATCGGTCTGCTCGAGGTCACGTCTCGGTGTGATCTTACTGGAAGCCGCCGTGATGTCAGCCGCACCGAGTGACAGCTTGATCAGCTCCGCAGATGTACCGAGTGCAGTGGTGGACATGGTGCAATCCCAACCGTCAAGGTGTTTGAGTTCTTTTGTATTATTCGGACAGTTGTCTACATCCTCTCCGAAATCGGAGTATGTCGGAACACAGCTCACATTGATGCCGCCCGTAGTTGCTGTGATGATATCCGCGTCAGCCGGTGCAGTCGGGCTGGACGGGTCAAACTGTTTAAGCAGGACACCCGCGTCAAGCTGCAGCGCGTTAAAGGTGTTCTGCGGAATTACAGTAAATTTCTTCGCCATTTACTTTTCCTCCTGTTAAAATGCGGTAAGGAATTCGGCTTGTACGTTGATGTACATTCGACGGATTTTCGGGTCTTCGTCGGGCATCCGCTGGGCAAATGGGTTCCCGCGATGTAACCACAGATACCCGCCGTCCACCTCGCTGATTTTGTACCCATAGCCAATAGCCGCGGCTATCTCGTCAGCTTTGGCAGAGGGCAACCTCCAAGCCGTTCCGTAATACCAAATTGATGCAGAGAGGTTCAGAATGTCGTCCATCGCCCCCGATTGGGCGTTGTAGGTGATATACGGATATTCCGCATCCACCGGAACAGATGCCTGCTCATACGCGGGGATTCCGAACCCACTCCAAAAATCATTAATTGCCTGCCATTTATCCATAGTCAGCCACCTCACTCGGGCAGTTCGGGCAGAAGCTCCGCGGCGGCCTGTCTCATGTCGAGGCCTGCGGTCTTCGGAGTCGCCTTGTCAGAGGACACGATTCGGAAATAGGTTCCGTCAGACAGCCGTTTGATTACGTCGTCGTGTCTGAGAGCGTACCTCTTCGGAACCGTCGCCGTAAACATGGCCTTTACTCCCATCTTTTCGGCTTTCCGCGCCTCGCTATTGGAGAAATGCACCTCAAACG